ACAGGAAGATTTGGTGTTGGTGGTGGAGAATTAGAGTTTGGTGTTAAAGAAGATGAGGGTTTCATAGGATTTAGAAAAGAGTTTGATGTAGGTGGATTATCTAGAGATATCGTTACTGGTAAATTTGAAACACCATTTGAAACAAAAAAATTTATTAATAATTTTGTAGACAAAGTTAGAGAGGGTAAAACTCCTTTATTTAATTTATTTGAACAACAAGAATTAATTAGAAAACCAAGCGTTAAAAATCCAGAAAAATTATCTAAAGTAAATAGAAATTTTATTAATAAATTAAGAAACGAAGGAGTTTTAAGAAGTTTAGGAAACAGGATAGCCACTGGTCAAAACGTTGAAACTTTTAAAAAAGCAACAATTAAAAATATTAATGAGTTAAATAAAAAATTTCCACCTTTAGATCCAGGTCGAGGTGTAGAGGGAAAACTTAGTCAAAAAGCTGAACAATTAAGTAAAGATATTTTAGGAGAGGGAAAATTAAAACAACAGTTTTTAGACGCTAAAAAATTTGCAAAAAAATTTAAAAAAGCAGGATATGAATTAGAACATGGGATGCCTGAAGCTTTAGCAAAAGAGACAGGGGCACCTAGAGATTCTTATTTAAAAATTACAAGTTTAATGCCTAAAGAATTACATGATAAAAAAACAAAAGTTGATTTAAGTATTATAAAAAAAGTTAAAAAAATAAATAGAGTTGAAGATAATAAAATTAAAAAAAAATTATTTGAAGAACTAATTAAATTTAAAAACCAACAAAATATAAAACTTGGTGGAGCGCTAGATGTTTATAATTTAGAGCTTGTAAACGGTAAAATAAAGTCCTCTGTAACCTCACCGCTATTTAGTGAAATTGATGAAAAAGGAGTTAAAGAATTAATAAAAAAAGGAGACACATATTTAAAAAAAAGTAAAACAGACGCTCCTAAGTTTGGAAAATTTGCAGGACAAGTTGCAAAAGGAGCAAAAGGAACACTAAAACTTGCAGGTAAAGGTGCTCGCATGTTAGTGGGTCCTGTTGAGCTTCCTCTAACTATAGCAGCTGGAGGATTATACGCCAACTATCAAAATCAATTAGACTTTGCAAAAGCTTTAGACCGAACTAATCTTTCTGAAAATCAAAAAAATGATCTTAAAAATAAATTTAGAAGAGCTGAACTAGGACTTGATGTCGGTGTAGGTGAAGAAATTTTAGTAGATACCATGGGCACGGAAAGTGATATTATTGGTGGAATTAAAGACCCTGATAAAATAGCTCAATATCAAAAAATGTCCTTCGATGCTATAAACTCAGAGCGAGACATACAAGCAGAAAAATTAGAACAGCTAAGAAAAGAAGCTCAGACAATAGAAGTTGATGAGGACTTTGATGTACTCTAAAGGTAAAAAATCAGGTCCACCTCCAGAAAAAGGACCAGCTTCACAAGGGTTGAAGTTTACTAAAAAACCATATACAACCGAACGATTGGAGAAATTACATGGGAGAAATAGACAAAAGTTTGTCAACCACAAAGCAAGAAGTTAGCATCGAGCCACAAGAAATAGAACAAGCGATTGAAGCTGAGCAACAGGCAGTAGAACAACAAGGTCCACCTGTTGACGTTCAAGAAAATGAAGATGGCAGTGTTGATATAAACTTTGATCCTAGTGTTGCATCTCAACCACAGTCAGACGAACACTTTGCAAATTTAGCAGAGTTGTTACCTGATAATGTGTTGGGAAGTTTATCATCCTATCTAATGGGCAGTTATCGTGATTATAAAATGTCCAGAAAAGAATGGGAGAAGTCTTATACAGATGGTTTAGACTTACTAGGATTTAAATATGATAATCGCACAGAACCTTTCAGAGGTGCGTCAGGTGCAACCCACCCTGTGTTAGCAGAAGCCGTGACCCAGTTTCAGGCTTTGGCGTACAAGGAATTATTACCAGCTGAAGGTCCCGTTAGAACACAAGTCTTAGGGATCAGCACACCACAAAAACAACAACAAGCTCAACGTGTTAAAGATTACATGAATTATGAAATCATGAATAACATGACAGACTATGAGCCAGATTTTGATCAACTATTATTTTATTTACCTCTTGCAGGATCTGCATTTAAAAAAATTTATTACGATGAAGTAGAAGGAAAAGCTGTTTCTAAATTTGTACCTGCAGATGATTTAGTTGTGCCTTACACTGCAACCTCTTTGACTGATGCAGAGTCCATTGTCCATGTTGTTCGTATGTCGGAAAATGATTTACGAAAACAACAAGTGAGTGGTTTTTACAGAGACATCGAACTTACACCAGGACCTATGAATGAAACAGAAGCAGAGAAAAAAGAAAGAGAACTTGCTGGTGAAAGAAAAACAAAAGAAGGTAATGTATTTACTTTATTAGAGTTTCACACAGAAATAGATCTTGATGGTTTTGAAGATGTAGACGTAGACAATACACCTACAGGAATCAAACTTCCATACATAGTAACTATTGAAGAAGCGTCAGGACAAATATTATCTGTTAGAAGAAATTATGAAATAGGTGACAGACTTAGAAAACCCATACAATATTTTGTGCATTTTAAATTTTTACCAGGACTTGGTTTTTACGGTTTTGGTTTGATACACATGATCGGTGGTCTATCAAGAACAGCGACCGCTGCTTTACGACAACTATTAGATGCAGGAACATTATCTAATTTACCTGCAGGTTTTAAACAACGAGGCATCAGAATCAGAGATGATGCACAATCTATACAACCAGGAGAATTTAGAGATGTAGATGCACCAGGTGGTAATATTAGAGATGCATTTATGATGTTACCTTACAAAGAACCATCTGCAACTTTATTACAGTTAATGGGGGTCGTAGTTCAGGCAGGTCAACGCTTTGCTTCTATAGCGGACTTGCAAGTGGGCGATGGGAATCAAGGAGCAGCTGTGGGTACGACCGTTGCGCTTCTAGAGAGAGGTAGTCGTGTAATGTCGGCTATACATAAAAGATTGTATTCATCTCTCAAAGTAGAATTTAATTTATTATCTAGAGTTTTCAAACTTTACCTACCACCCGAATACCCCTACGACGTGGTAGGAGGACAACGCTTCATCAAACAAAATGACTTTGATGATAGAGTTGATGTTTTGCCAGTTGCAGATCCAAATATTTTTTCACAGACTCAGCGTATCTCCCTTGCTCAGTCGGAGCTGCAACTTGCAACTTCTAATCCTAACATTCATAATTTATATGAAGTTTATAGAAACATGTATGAAGCACTTGGTGTAAAAAATGTAGACTCAATTTTAAAAAGAGAAGCACCACCTGCACCAAAAGATCCAGCGTTAGAACAAATTGATGCTATGGCTGGAAAAGCTTTTCAAGCATTTCCTGGTCAAGACCATAGAGCTCACATTACTTCACATTTAAATTTTATGGCAACTAACATGGTAAGAAATGCTCCCATCATTATGGCTTCTTTACAAAAAAATATTTTAGAACGTATTTCTTTAATGGCACTAGAGCAAGTTGAAATGGAATTTAGAAATGAAATACAACAACTTTCAATGATGACACAAAATCAACAAGCAATGGCAAATCCTGAAATGCAAATGCAAGCAAGAATGCTATCAGAAAAAGTAGAATCTAGAAAAGCAGTGTTGATTGCAGAGATGATGGAAGAATTTAAAAATGAAGAGAAGAAAATTACTTCACAATTTGACAATGATCCTGTTGCTAAACTAAGATCTAGAGAATTAGACCTACGTGCACAAGAAAATGAGAGAAAACGTATGGAGGGTGAAGAGAGATTAAACCTTGATAAGATGAAAGCTATGTTAAATGATCAAAATCAAGATGAAAAACGTGAACAAAACGAAGAATTAGCAAAATTAAGAGCTAATACGTCGATTGAAAAAACTATTTTAAGTAAAACCATACCATCTGGTGATAAAATGGCTGGAAACATAGCAATTATTAGAGGAAAAAATGAAACAGACTAAAAAACAAGACAAAAAAATAGCAAAAACCATAAGAAAATTTAAAAAAGGTAAATTAACTATTGGAAAATCTGATAAAAAGGTAAAAAATCGTAAACAAGCGATAGCTATTGCTTTAAATAGAGCAGGTATTAAGCAGAAAGGTAAGGCATAGTATGGCATGGTTTGGTTTAGCCAAAATGGCAATACAAACAGGGTCTAAAATTTATCAAAATAGACAAAGAACTAAGATGGCGATGTCTGATGCTCAACTTCTACACGCTGAGCGTATGGCCCGCGGAGAAGAGGCTTACCAGGGTAAATTATTAGAGGCTAGACAAAATGATTGGAAAGACGAATTTGTCTTGATCCTGTTGTCAATCCCGATTATATTACTTGCATGGGCTGTGATTAGTGATGATCCAGCTGCAATGCAGAAGGTAGAACTGTTTTTTGAATATTTTTCTAACCTTCCAAAATGGTTTACGAATTTATGGATCCTTGTCGTAGCCAGTATTTTTGGTATAAAGGGTACACAAATTTTTAGAAACGGAGGAAAAAAATAATGGCAAGTTTAAAAGATCAAATGAAACTTCTCAAAGACGTTGGTAAAGGTGTTACTGAGGGTGTTAAAAAAACTGCAGAACCTTTTGTAGAAGAAGCTGTTATTTTACCTAAAGTAAAAAAATTTTTTGAAGGTGTTAAAGCTGGTTCTAAAAAAATAATAAAAGGAGGAAAATAATGGCAAATCCAAGATATAATACACAGGTTGCAAACAGACGTGGCGCTATGAATGGCGGACGTGTTAAAAAAGTGCGCGGTGGCATGATAATGAAAATAAAAAGCATGCTAAACAAAAGAAATAAGGCATCAAAAAAAGCGTTTAAAAAAGCTAATAAGGGTGCTACAGCAGATAAAATTAATGAATTATTAAAAGATCCGAAATTTAAAGAAGCAATAGAAGGAAAAAAACCACCAAAAGGAACAAAAAGTTTAGGTAAAAAATAATGTTAGAAAAAGTTAGATCATTTTTAAAAGACGTTTTATGTAAAATCCTTTGTATTAAACAATGTATGTGTAAGAGGAAAAAAGATGACTAAACTTTGTCCTAGAGGTAAAGCAGCAGCAAAAAGAAAATTTAAGGTTTACCCTAGCGCCTATGCAAATGCTTACGCATCAAAAATTTGTGCAGGTAAAATTAAAGATCCATCGGGTGTAAAAAGAAAAGATTTTAGAGGACGTAAACCATCTGCAATGGGTGGTAGAGTTTATAAGGCAATGGGTGGATTAACAGAGGCTACTCAAAGACTTAAAAGACAAGGATTAAAAAAAGGTGGTAAATCTTTTCCTGATTTATCTGGTGATGGAAAAGTTACCATGAAAGATATTTTAATGGGAAGAGGAGTAATTCCACGTAAAAAAGCAATGGGTGGAGGCATGGCTCAACTTTCAGGTTTTGGAAAAGCTAGAAAAAGATAATGAAAAAGAAAAAACAAAAAAGAATCATAGCAAAAGGTTGTGGTAAAGTTTTAAATAACAGGAGAAAGAAAACTTTAAAAGTAAAGGCGGCCTAATATGGCTAAAAAAGGTCTAGATGATTGGTTCAAACAAAAATGGGTCGACATAGGATCTAAAAGAAAGGATGGATCTTTTGCCAAGTGTGGGAGATCGAAACAAAAAAAAGACGCGAAAAGGAAGTATCCGAAATGTGTCCCGCTTGCAAAAGCAAGAGCAATGTCGGAAGGTCAAAGGCGTTCGGCAGTCTCTAGAAAAAGAGCAGCTGGGAATATTGGACCAAAACCTACTAATGTTCCTACCATTGTTAAAAGGAATAAAAAAGCTGCTGGTGGTGTTACTGAGCCTTATCGTGGTCGTTACATTCGTGGAGATCTTGGTGGTGTTAAAGTATCCAACCCAAGTCTTGTCAAATACTACAAAGGCATGGTATAATATGGTGGTTAACAGATCAAAGATGCCACAACAAGTTACAAAGGCACCTGGTAAGAAAAAATTTAAAAATTACAGAGAGGTTAGGCCTATATTGGAACCAAAAACAAAAAAAATGTTAGATAAATATTATAAGGAGTTAATAAAATAATGGTAGGGATTGCAAAAAAAGGATTAGGGAAAGCATACAATCTCTATAAATCTAGAGTGGATGCGATGAATAGAAAAATTAAAAAAGCAGGATCAAAAAGAGCTGCTACTGAAAGTTTACTAGATGAATATTCAGATGTTATGGAGGCAAAGAAAAAAGGTATAAAAACTAAAAAACAATTCAAGCAGATGAAAAAAGAGAAAGCTAAAAAAACAGCTAAGGAATTCAAAGGCCTTCCAAAATGAGACGGCAAAGTAAAATGCCGGCAAGAAATAGAAAGAACTTCAGGCCAACTAAAGCTGGAGCGGGCATGACAAAAGCTGGGGTCGCTGCCTATAGAAGAATGAATCCTGGCTCTAAACTAAAAACAGCGGTCACTGGCAAAGTCAAACCAGGATCAAAAGCTGCTAAACGACGTAAATCATTTTGTGCTAGAAGTGCAGGACAAATGAAAAAATTTCCAAAAGCTGCTAGAGATCCTAACTCAAGATTAAGACAGGCTCGCAGAAGATGGAAATGTTAAATGGTTAAAAAAATAAAAAAAGTTGCAAAGCAACTTAAGAAAGCATCTGCCCTACATAAACGACAAGGTAAAATTATAGAAAAACATATTAAAAAAATGAAAAAAGCATGAGAACAATGTTTCTTGGTTTATTTTTTGCATTATTGTTACTTGGATCATTTTATTTAGGTTACGTTTTTGCAATAGATATATTTGAATTTAATTGTTTTAGAACGGAGATAAACACATGAGTAAAGATCCAAAAGTAGGAACGGGAAAAAAGCCTAAAGGTTCAGGTCGAAGACTTTATACGGACGAAAATCCAAGAGATACCGTTAGCATAAAATTTGCAACACCAGCTGATGCAAGGGCAACTGTTGCAAAAGTTAAACGTGTTAACAAACCGTTTGCAAGAAAAATACAAATTTTAACTGTTGGAGAACAGCGTGCCAAAGTTATGAAAAAAAATCAAGTCGCTGCTATATTTAAAAAAGGTAAGAATGCCATCAGAAAAGCAAGAAAGGTCACATAATGGACGATATATTTGTAGTCGCTAAAATACAAAAACTTATAAAAGATAACATGCAAAGTGTTGTTGATGCCATATGCACAGGAGGCGTTGACAATATGGAAAAATATCAATATATGTTGGGACAGATAAAAACATATCAATTATTACTACAGGAAATCTCTAACCTGCTAGAACAAAAGGAGCAAAAACAAGATGAAGGAAACGTCATTAACATCGGCGGAAACACCGAAGATTAAATTAGCATTAGAAGATAAATATAGAAAAGAAGATGAGGCTAAACCAGAGCCTTTAAATCCTGATAATATTAAAAGTCAGGTTGATCAATTACCAGAACCATCGGGTTGGAGACTTTTAGTTTTACCTTTTACACCAAAAGAAAAAACTAAAGGTGGGATTATTATTGCGCCTGAAGCGTTAGACAAACTTAGAATAGCAACCACTTGTGGTTATGTTTTAAAAATGGGATCTCTTTGTTATAAAGACAAAGATAAATTTGAAGATCCATGGTGCAAAAAAGGAGACTGGGTAATCTTTGCAAGATATGCAGGGTCAAGATTACCTATAAAAGGCGGAGAAGTCCGCATACTAAACGACGATGAAGTATTAGGAACGATAGAAGACCCGGAGTCCTTGCTTCACGTGCTATAACATAGGAGAAGGCTATGCCAGAAGAAAATAAAATGAATACAGAAAATAAAGATATAGTGGATATAGATACATCTGGTCCAGAAGTGGATGTAGAATTAAAGGAGGAAAAAAATGAAAAAGATACTGAAAACAATATTCAGCCCGTTGATACATCTGAAAAATTGGATGAGCAACCTGATGTCAAAGTTGAAGAAGTAAAACAAGAAACAGAAACGGAAACTAAAGAAGAAAAACCTGAAGAAAAACAGGATGAGTTAAAAGAGTATAGTGAAGGTGTTCAAAGAAGAATTGCTAAACTAACTCGTAAAATGCGTGAAGCTGAAAGACAAAGAGATGAAGCTACACGATATGCAAAAACTGTTCTTGAGAAACAAAAAGACTCTGAGAGTAAACTTTTAAAATTACAACCAGATTATCTAAAATCTTTAGAGGCAACTATCAAATCAGGTATGAATGCTGCCATGGCAAAACTAGCTGCTGCTAGAGAAGCAGGTGATATTAAAGCTGAAGTTGAAGCTCAACAAGAAATAGGTAAACTAGGGTATCAAGAAGCTCAACTTACTCAACAGAAACAATCCTTAGAAAAACCAGTTGAAGCTGATAAAGCTGTTGAAAAAACAGAAACGGTGAATACATATCAAGGATATGATCTGCCAAAAGATACTCCTGTTGGAGATCCAAAAGCAGAGGAGTGGGCATCTAAAAATAAATGGTTTGGTACGGATAGTGCGATGACGTACACAGCCTTTGATTTACACAAAAAGTTGACAGAGGAAGAGGGTTTTGATCCAAAAACGGACGAATATTATTCTGAAATAGACAAAAGAATAAGACTTGAATTTCCGCATAAATTTGGTAATACTCAACCAACGGAATCGGCTAAACCCACACAAACAGTAGCTTCAGCGAAGCGAAGTGTAAAATCAAGCCGCAAGACTGTGAGACTCACACCCTCACAAGTTACAATCGCTAGAAAATTAGGTGTGCCATTGGAAGAATATGCGAAACAATTACAACTCACGAAGGAGGTATAAGGCATATGGAAAACGATAAAATGAAATCTTCTCGTGCGAGTCAGAGTAGGACCAAAGAGGTTAAAAAAACTACATGGACTCCACCCTCATCTTTAGATGCACCCCCTGCACCTGATGGGTATAAACACAGATGGTTAAGAGCCGAAGTTTTAGGATTCGACGATACTAAAAACATGGCTGGCCATTTAAGATCGGGCTTTGAGCTTGTTAGAGCTGAAGAGTATCCGAACAGTGAATATCCTGTCATACAAGAAGGTAAATACAAGGGGATGATCGGAGTAGGAGGCCTTCTGCTGGGAAGGATACCGAATGAAGTCGTTGAAGCGCGAAAAGAGTATTTTGCAAAACTTACTCAAGATAAAACAGACGCTATCAATAGTGACTTGATGAAGGAACAGCACCCTAGTATGCCTATCAATAGTGAGAGGCAGACTCGTGTAACTTTCGGTGGTACGAAGAAAAGTTAATTTTTTAACGATTTTTCTCCAACGAAATAAACTTAAACAAGGAGAAAACAAATATGGCTAACCAAGATGCAGCCTTTGGACTAAAACCAATTGGCTTTTTGGGTAGTACACCGATGAACTCTGGACTTACAGAATTTGAAGTCGCAGCTTGTGCATCAGCTTTTTCACAAAATGACTTGATGAAAGTTATTAACACTGGAACAGTTGGTATTGCAGCAGCTACTGACAACGGAGCTCTTTTAGGTTCAGCTCAAGGTGTATTTTTTACGGATGCCACTACTAGTAAACCGACATTTGCTAACAATCTTAGAGGTAGTAATGCCGCTACAGATATTAAAGCATTTGTTACAGACAGTCCGCACCAAGTGTACGAGATCCAGTCTGACAACAGTGGTGCATCACAACAAACAGACGTGTTCAACAACGCTGACGTAGCAGTTACAGCAGGTGCTACACCAAACTTTATTTCAAAAACTGAGTTAGGTGATAGTACTTTAGCAACAACTACTGCAAACTTAAGAATTATTGGAGTATCTGATGATATTAGAAATAATGATTTAAGTTCAGCAAATGTTAACTTTA